AGAAGATTGTACTTGGTTTTCGTTCATAAGACCTGTGTACAAAGCGGTAGCGTCAAGTACGAAATACAACTCTTCGTCCATAGCTACTTCGTTTGCAGTTAGGATGCGCTTAGCTTCAATAACTTTCTCGATGATGATGTCAGAGTTAGCTGTGTTGAAGTCTTCGTCGATTGTGTGAGCAACAGCTACGTTAGAAGCTGAGTCAGAACTATCGATTGCTGTAGCGTTACCGTCAGCAGCGTCGATGATTACGTCATCAAGGGTACGACCTAAAGCAAATCCCATGCTTTGAGCATAAGCAGATTTAGGATCGATAAGCATGCGAACTTCGTCTTGATGATCGATAAGATCAGCAACTTCGTAGTCGTTCAAGGTAACACGTCTTCTTGAATGAGGTGTATCAACAAGAGGAGTATCGCCATGACGGCTTGTACGAAGTGAAGCAGCAGTAGCACCTAAGCGATCAAAGTGGGCATACTTACCAGTTACGTCTTTACGCATTACAGATCCAGCTAGCTTAGAACCTTTCTGTTGTGACAGAATGATTAGGTTGTTGCTAAACTGCTGGACAAATGCCTTATTAATTTCAGTAGACATTGTATAGTCTCCAAGTCAGTTATATTTAAGGTTAATGTCAACAGCACCTTGTCTCTTTGGTTATCGATCGCGGCCGCGAGACTTGGTAGTTTCCAGATTTCAAAGGACCCCCGCATTTGGCCTAGCAGGGGCTGCCCGATTACTCTCCGTAGGCAATGCTATAAAGCTTGTTGACTCGCTCTACGGCTGCCCTATCTCCGGTCCAATAAGCATGTGACTTATTAGCCATGATTTCAGTGATCTTCTCTTTTGCTTCCTCTGGAGAAGTTCCGAATTGATGTTTAGTGCTAGAACCAACCATGCCCTTCTCTTGGAACGTACCAGAGAGTTCTGCTAGCATAGACAGCAGAGCGGGATTGTTACCGTTAGGACCATTTACTAGAGCCTTCATGGCTTCTGGATACTTCTCCATGTACATATCCTTAACGGCTTTAGCGGCTTCAGCTCGTTGTTGGAACTCACCGCCCCACATTTGCTTGGCCTGGTCTAGAAACTGTTCACTGGTTTGAGCCTGGAACTCAGCTTCGGCTAGTTTCTCTTGGCTGTACACGTTAAGCATTTGCTTGTACTGGCTGTTAGTTAGTCCAGCTTCGTGTGCCAATTGGTTAAACTGGCCAAGGGCTTCTGAGTCAAACTCAAGACCTTCAGGAAGTTCAGCTTGGTAGCCACTTGCTTCCTCTGGTCTACCCAGTTGGTTGTACAGATGGTTAACAGACTCTGGGTTTTCCAGGTCAGGCTTGCGCATAAGGCCGCCAGCTGCTTCCATCTTTTGATAAAATTCTTCTCTTGCCTCAGGGCTAGCATCTTCGCCCGGAATGCGGACAGAGCTGCCTAGCATGCGCTGGGCGTTGACGTATGATTTGGCTAACCCGTTAACGTCTTTAAAGTCAGCCAGGCTTGCTTCGCCTTGTAACTCTTCAGAAAGACTTGAACGGAAGTTACCCACGGCATCTTCAGCTCTGGTTTCAGCTGATTCAACTTGGACCTCGTTATTTAGTTCTTCAGACATGGTAATCCTCAATCGTTAGTGTAACTAATGGAGCTCATGATGTCATCAATCTCGCGTGGATCATTGATGATGTTCAGTAGACTCTGAACAAGCTCTCGTTGCCCTAAGCGGTAATAAGTAAGCTCAGGGGTCTGGTCTAGGCAAGAGTTCGTAATATAGATACTCTTTAAATAGGCCAGTACTCTTTGGCCAGCTTCCGTGCTGAATACAGCCTGGGCATCGCCCACGTACTGCTTGCGTGCTTTATCAAACATAAACTCTCCTCAAGGTTACTGTTGGATCTTGGAATTGATATCAGCCATAGACACGCCTGCCTCTAGGGCCTGCTGTTGTTGTGCCTGCTGAGCTCTTTGCTCCCTTTGATCATTGACTACATCGTCATTAGTTACAGCGATTTCGGGTATACCACGAACTTTCGCTAAGTGTTTCGCTATGCCATCTGCATCGATCCAGTCGATGATCTCTGGCTTCAGCTGGCCGATAAGGCCTAGCTCGTTAACCCAACCCTGGATGTTCGTAATGTCCCCAAACTGTTGTGAACGGGCTAGTTGGTTAACGAATACGATCTCTACGTCTAGGCCTTGCTCTTGGATCAGGGCAGGGATTTGTGGCAAAGCGCCGCTGCGCAGTAAGATCTTGAATGTACGCTCGATGAGCGGGCTCAGTAGCTCTGAGTTTAATCTACCTAAGGTAGGACCAAGTACTCTTTGCATCTGCTCTGTACGGATCTGGATCTCAGTAGCTGTCATCTCACCGGTCTCGGTTCGAGGCGGCAGAAGAAGCTTGTCTAAGAAGAACATACTCTTGATAGAGTTACGTAGCTCTTCAACTGAGAACTGAGATACATCAAAACGAGCTGTATTCTCCAGTGGGCGCAGACCGTTGATGTCGTTCATCACAGTGATCTGGCCAGGACGTAAATCTAAAGAACCGATTACGTCTCTGCGTGTTGCTAGCATTGGAGGATTGATCGCTTTATTAAGGGCGTGCAGTCCTAGTTCTTTGGCCCTGTTGAGGGTACGAACGTCTGGCAGGGCTATATGCCCGGGGCCTCGGCCGTACCGCTCTCCAGGAAGCGTTTCCCATCGTACGACGTGAGCGGGGAATTCATAGAATCCGCCTTCTTCGACGATGTGGTTTTCTTTAAGTTCGATATACAGTGAAGCGAATGGGCGGTGCTTGGGAGCAGCTAAGCCTAGTTCGTTCAGCTTGATCTCGCTGCGCTTGCGTGGCATGATAGCGTGCAAGAAAGTGAGCTCTTCGCTGGGCTTGTCCATCAGGGTCTGACGGGCGTTCTCGCTAAGGTTCTCTTCACCGAACTGCTCAGCAGCTTGCTTGGCGGTCATACGGAAGCGACGGAACATTGTGTCAGCCCGACCTTCTGAGTTCTCTTCCCACACTACCTCTGATAAGTGCACAGCTTTAAACTTAAGGCGGGTATTAGCATCATCCTCATCGCCAGCAGATTCATGAATTAGAGCCATGCTGCCGAGAGAGGTATACATCTTGTAGTTCTTGGCGACCTCTGTGTCGAAGTTAGATTCGTTGAGGGCCGAGTGGATCTGGTTGTTGACCGCTTCTAGCCAAGCTACGGACTCTTGATCGTTGTTCAGTGCATCATCTTTGAACCGAATCTTAGACCACTTGGTGGCTGGATTGGTTAAGGTTGAGTGGATAGCTGAAGCTAGATCAGAGTTGGCCTGGATAGCAGTAGAGTCAAACAGACGAGAAGTCTTCTTTCCGCCTGGTGTTGCGTTACCGCTGGCACGTACTTGTCCAGTGTGCGTCTCACCTACGAAGATTCCAGACTGGTTAGGCAGCATGAACTCAGCTATAAGCTCCCACTGCTCTTCAGCATTTCTACGCTCTGTAGAGTTAAATAGTTTGAGAGCTCGTTGATTGAGTTCTTGTGCCTTATTGTTCTCGGTCATATTAGTTACCTAATAACGTGTTTCCACTTTCAAGAGTTGTTGCACCGCCTGTCTTTCTGCGCTTAGTTGGCGCTCTTCGGCGTGCTTCTGGAGATCTAGTCTCGCTGGCCACTGGCTTCTCCGTAACGGGCTTAGGCCGCGGTGGAGGAGGTGGTGGCGGTGGTGGTGGCGGGGGAGGCGGAGGTGGTGCCTTCGGTCTTGATCCAGTAATTCCACCCATATCAATCTCCTAGTAAACTGTTGCCATTGCCAATGCTGGTTGCGCCTGGTTTGCGGCGACCGGTGCGTCGGCCCTGGAGGGTTGGTTCTCGTGATCCGCGCTCGGCTGGGCCGCGATCTACGGCGGCTCTAGGCTCTGCGGGAGCTTCGGGTGCGGGAGCTTGGGCAGCGGCTAGTCTAGCCTCTTGCTGCTCGATACGCTCTCGCGTTAAATCTTGTAATACAATCTCTCTGAGTTCTAGGGAAGATATAGAAGAGGGATCGGTTTCAAACGCTGCTCTGTTCTGATCTATTTGAGCTAGACGATCTTGTTCTTGCCGAGCGAAGCCAGCATCGAGCTGTTCTTGCGTTATGTCGCTAGGACCGCCGAAGCCGCCGAAAGGTAGGCCACCTCGTCCGAAGCCTGAATTTCCACCGGATGGACCACCCATACTAATCTCCTAATAATGTTCGTCTAGAGCCTAAAGAAGTAGCGCCTCTCTTGGGACGACCTCTGCGCAGCTGTGCCTGTTGCCTGCCTTCGCCTTTGCCTACTTGGGCTTGAGCAACTTCCCGACGGGTATCAGCCTGTACAGGAGCTGGAGGAGGTGCAGATACTGCGGGTGCAGGTGCGGGGGCTATGCGTGCTTTCTTCTCAGGTAATATTGGATTATAACCACCCATCTTAGTCTCCAAGTAGCGTAGGGCTGCGAGACTCACTAACGCTTGTTAGGCTGCGTCGTGTTTGAGCAGCGCGGCGTTGGCGGATAGAGCGGCTGCGGGCTTGCTCTGCAGCTACAGCTTCTTCAGCACTTGCTGATGTCTTGGGCTTGGGAGGAGCAGGTGGCGCTACAGTTGGTACTGGAGGCGGAGGTGGAAGCGAAGGAGCCTGTTGTTGGCTTCCTCCGAATAGGCTCTTTATACTTCCTGCTACTGATACTGCGGTACCTATAGCTTTCAAACCACCTACAGCGGTGGCTCCGGTGCCCATTGCTCCGCCTACTGCGGATAATGCGGCGGGTATAGCTGCGGCAGCTGCGGCCATAGTACTATCCTCTATCTTTAGCTGGAAGTCCGGCCTTATTGCGGTAGTGATCTTCCAACTGGTTAAATATACACCAGGTCCCACCAAGTACTGGGGACACTAGCATGGTAATTAGGGGCATCCAGATGTACCAAGGTTGGTAGTAAACCAAGGCAGGGATCGCCAATGTGTTCATCCATATCATCACTAGGTGTATTACGTATACGGCCCTAGCGGCAATACAATAGCAGTAACGTTCCAATACACATTCCTATGCCGACTGAGAGGACTTGAAGCTTCCACTGCATATGTATGTGGTGGAAGGCGAATAAGTACAATGCACCGACGCAGACTAAGATCATCATCCACATTGCTGTTAAGGTATCAGCTAGAGTAGGGATCATAGTTAGTAATTATCCTGGGCTTTGGCACATGCATCGGGTTATCGTCTGGATACTCTTCTGCGGAGGCTTCTGTTCTCAGAGCGTCTGCACAGTGAGAGGTCCAATCGTGGACAGCTTCTTTTAGGAAGACTTGGCGCTTCTTGTCGTACCGTCTGTGGTACAGTGCCAGTTTCTCTATCCCATCTGCGCAAGTGCCTTCATTAAAGAAGTACCTTGAAAAGCGCGCCCGGACTGCGTTGATACCGTCAATCACCCTCAACTTGGGCGCTATAACTACGTCATCACTTACCTTGGCTTCCTTACACATCATGCGAAATAACTCATCTGTGCGGAACCTTGTTTGAATTGTTCTGTTGGCGCCGTCGTGTGGTAAGTAGTGAGTCCTATAATTATAGCCCTTATCTCTTAGCATGTCAACATAAAATGCTAAATCTTTTCCAGAATCTTCATAATAATCTATCCAGACTATCCTGCCGCCATCTATTTGACGGAACCATACCGCGGTGGAGTCGTCAACGCCAAGATCCCAGAAGGTGTCTACGAAGCGGTGGTCATCGGGAGGGTAGAATCCTACGCGCCCTGTATCCCGTGCCTTCTCTATCTGGTCGGCGTAGAACGCACCTTTCATACCGGTGGAGAACGAAACCCCATACTCACGCTCTGCATCGTCCTGAGTCGCTCCCTCTTCCTCTATATAGGCCTTAAGATCGTCAGGGGCCACTAGGCCACTATAATAATCTCTGTCGGGCCACATCGTCTGTAAGGAGCTCTCGTACCACTTAGTGGAATTCTTGGCTACAAGCCACATGTCATAGAAGTGGTTACGACCGTTGGGGGTTGAGTTCATGATGACCCATCCCTCAGCTTCCTTAATCGCTGGCAATGCGTTACGATACGGAGTAGGGTCTTGGAACGCAAACTCAGAGAATACTATTCCCCGGATGGCTGTTCCTCGGATACCGTCTGGGTTGTTGTCCAGACCGATTACACGAATAGTTGACCCGTTCTTAAGCTGGATCAACATATCCTGGTTATTCTTTCGCTCGATCAGTTCTTCGGGCATGTGATCCAATAGCTTGAACCCATTCCTATCCACGTTCTCCCAGAGGGCTCTACGAGCGTCTGAGGCGAATGGGAATACGTAGAAGTAGTTACCTGGGCAGATAGCTGCTTCTTTCAGCATGTAACACCAACAAGCTTTATCTTTGCCTGCTCGGCGGTGCCAGCGTAAGAACGCACGCTTAAGGCGTGTCTCTGGTTTGCCAGCTATCCCGTCCATTGCTTGGAAGAGCCTAAGCTGATAAGGCCGTGGCTCGAAGTTGAACGGTACCTGAATTATATTATTAGATGGTGCCATATAAGGTGCTCTAGTCCCAGGAACACGATGGTGAATATTACTGATGCGTATGCTACCATCAGCGTAAATCTTATTAGCCTATCAGCCTTCTTGTACTGATGTCTTATGTAATGTTTAAACTTTGACCAGAGGGACATAGTAGTATCCTATTTGGCAGAAGATGTCGTCATCGTCCGTCTTGGCATTAACCCACCGACCTTTGTTTTCTACGAGGAAGTTGACTCCGACAATGTCCCTTGCTGTTTGCTTGAGCATCTCGGTCTCTAGTATCGTTTCTTTTACCGTAGTCTCGCTGGGGCCGACATCTGACGTGTAGATAGTTACTGTCGCATCTCCGGCACCTACGTTCTTATTGGCATATAAGAGTATGTCTGTGATGACAATCTTATGTCCAGCCTTGGGGGATACGAAGCTATACGCAGTATTAGCTACTTCTAGCTTGTTAGACGACACGGTGCTATAGTCCAGGGGCGATACGGTCAGTTGTCCGTACTCAGATACCCGAACAGATTTTCCAGTTCCTGTGCCGTCTATTAACCTTGCGTCTATGCTCATATAGCTTAGTCTACAAAGTTATTATTTTTAAGGTGGAGCAAAGCAGCGCAGTATACGTTAGTGGTTCCGCTGGAGGTGTTTGTATCTATAGTGACAGCCAGGCTATCGCCCTTGGTCAATACGAAGTCGATAGGGGCGAACAATCTACTGCCAGATGCTTGGAAGAAGATAGCAGCGTTGTTGCCGCCAGTAACCGTAGCAGCTTCTGCGCCTTTATATACATCAGCTGTCAGCGTCTTACTAGACCCGAAGTTTCTATTTTGGTTCATATCTACTGCGGTACTGAAGCTAACAGAAGTAGGGTTACGAACGAGTGTTACGGTCGTTACGTCAGTAGTAGTACCTGCAGAGCCGACCCCAACAGCAACTGCTTCGATGATCATATCTCTAGATTCGTTATTCTTTATGTACAGTATGCCCGAAGCAGTAGAGCTGGTTAAACCGATGACACCTGTATTAACGTTGTACGCATCGCCCTGTTCTGTTGAATGTCGATCTTCACCCTCAGTAATGGTGTGACCGAATAGTCGATTACCGCTAACCTTGGCTCTGTTGCCGCTACCGGTACCGTCTTGAATAATTGACATTAGCAAATCTCCCGTTCATCGTCGTCGATGGGTTCGTCAGTTAGTTTCTCAAGTTGTTTCTCTACACGGTGGACCCCATTAATCAAGTCCTCCATTAAGAGCATCATCCTCTCGTTCTGGCTTATCAGGGTATTTAACTGGTCCTGAATGCGATCATTACGAGGATAGTATATATTCTTACTCATGATTGTAAAATCTTTAATGTAATAGATCTACCTGTGTATTCAGATACATCTAGGCGTAGGGCTGTTATGGGGCCCTCTATAAGAGATAGGTGGGTCTTACTTAGATTCTGCAGTACGTGATGGCAGATCGGCGTAGCGTTAGTCAGGTCTTCTTCTATGGCCATCTCTACAGTAGCTACTCCAGACCCCTCACTCTCAAATACAACTGCTACGTGATACGTATGTCTCGTATTACCTCGGGTATCCAGGTTTAACCACGCTGTTGCGCCATTTCCAGTAGCTGTTATTTTATACTCTTGCATATGGTGGAGGGCCTTAGTTCCTACCCCCGTATCCCGAGAGCAGCTTTAGATTTATCTTGGTTAAGTACTGTATTAGGTTTATGCTTGGATGAAGCAAGCGCTATACGCCTACATAGCTTTTTGAACTCATCCAATAGCTTCTTATTGTTATTATTAGCCATTGTATGTATACTATTGTTATTCTTATGTATGTCTATTCGGGCTAGTCTTAAGCCTAAACCCCAAATACAAAAGCCTTAAGGATATCCCTAAGGCCAACATATGTATTATAGTACAGAATCTTGTACCTTGTCAAGTACTAAATTCAAATTACTTTCTACAGAGTCCTTTCCTTCTTGATTTTCTTAGCAATTATCTGCCCTATTGCCCACGCATTCCTCTCTAAACTACGCTGTGGGTTAACGTAGTAGAACAGATGTACGTACCTTTGGCCCGCCCTAGCCCTAGTCTCTAGGTAGTACTCGCCCTCTTCTTTCCCTGGAGAGATCTCTAACATGTTCCGATCAATACTCAAGTTAGCCCCTGTGCGGACTTTGTACACCCTCTCGGCTTCTCTAAATAGCTGATCTCTATAGTGTGAGCTAGCTACAGATATAGGCTCTAGGCTATCTGCTGGTGTATACAACATTATGATTCTCCTTTAAAGTCAGTTACGTACCACCCCGTCCCCTTCAGGCTAAACCCTTGGGACGTGGTAATGATTCTCTTTGTCTCACTGTGCCCACACTTAACACATTGTATCTGCGGACTTTCGTTCATCCCGTGCTTCTCGTCCTGCTCGTGATCGCACTTAACACATTGATATGTATACGTAGCCATCAGATAAGCCCTCCCACCTGATATAACACCCATATCCACCCACTCATGCAGACCCCTCCGCCTATGGTATACAGGGCATCTAGGGCCTCAGGGTTCCCCCTACCGGTAACTTTATCCCACACTTCTTTCCATATACCCACTCCAGAGGCAATGAGAAGCCCTAGAAGGGGGCATACAGTAGCAGGTAGGGCAAGGACAGCCCCATAGAAGAAATGGGCCTTCTTGTCCATCTCAGCGCGTTCTAGCAGTTTATACATAAATGTTCTCCATCTGTTCTCGTTTTGTTCGCCCCTAAAATCAGGAGCGTTTTAACCCGTGCGGACTTTGGCAGGGCGTGCGTACCCCCGTGCGTTGTGCGTGCGGTGGGCGTTAAGTTATCGTTCAGTTAGTGTTTCTATCGTTTGCTCTGGGACTCGGGACTGAGTACCTCCTATAATAATACTCACACACGCGACCCTTTCCCCCTCCCCCCCTTCGTTAGACCCCCAGGGGGTGCTGATGGTCTCCTCATGCACACACATGCTTACGTATGCTATCTATCTGGGGGCTCATCGTTCTCGTATGGTGTCGTGATGGTGTCGTGATGGTGTCGTGCGCGCGTATGGTGGAGTGAGAGGTGAAGGTGTGCGATCATACGCTCTACTCGTGCTCTACTCATGCTATCCTGCAGTTCAACCTCAGCATTGCACACCACGCTATCCTAATGCTTCACAACCTCTAAGCTATTGCTTTCCTTAGCCTTCTTCTCTAGTTCCTTGGCTTGCTTCCTGATACCATATGTCAGCGCAAGGTCGTTGCCATCGCTGTTAAACACTGCTACATTATGCCTTTCAATACCTAATAGTTGCAATGTATTCTGCACTGTGGCCTCATTCTGTGGCGTTAATGCTAAGTATATGAGGTCAGTAATGATGTCATAGCGGCTAGCTATCGCGTTGTGTTGCACTGCTGTCACCAGCTTGTAGTACGGTACAGGGCTTTTGTAGATCACTACAATCTTGTATTTGGCTTGGATTGTCATTCTATCCGTTACTCCTCAGTTGGCTCAATATCAATAACTTGTGAATTGTCCGGTAATTCCGGAGCACTTATATCTACTAAACCAATTTCTTGGTCTAAGGCAGAAAGCTGCTCTAAAGATTGTAAACGACGAGCTTTTTGTCTATTACGAATGAATTGGATAGCCTCTAGATACATCTGATGTGCTTTGGCTTCTAAATGTCTCATTTCGGCATTCTCGTCCCTTTTTCGACTCGGACTTGCTAGCAAAGAGCTAAGTATTTGATTCAGGTTTAACATCGATTACGTTATCCTCGAGTGCTGCTTGAGTTTGGGTATCTGGGCTAGAGTAGTTCATGATGAGGATCTGTGGGCCTGTGTTCTCAGGTAATCCTTCATGCTGGACCTTCTGGGTCTCACCAAAGGTTTTGGAGTCAAAGATCTTAGCGAGGCGAATGATTTTGAACTCTAGCGCTCGCAACTCTCTGTCCCATATCTTCATGTTGTGGGAGTTAAGGACTTTATCGCCTGAGTCTTGTGGTGGCTCAGCTAACTTCTTGTTATACTTCTCTACGATTGAGCTAGCTTGGAGTCTACGTGCTTCCCAATACTTCTCATTGAACTCTGGGTACTTCTTACACCACTTAAAGATAGTTGTACGGTCTGGATAGCGCTCTTTGTTGCTCTCGTACAACGCATCAAGTGATCCATCGTTCTCTATCTCTTTGATTATATCTTCGATAATCTCTTTCTTGTACTTGGTTCTCTTACGTCCGGCCATTGTCTATATACTCCTTTAAAGTCATTTTATCTGATACCTTAACGACGCGAACATCAATATCAGCTAAGTCATCATCATCTTTAGGTATCAATAAAGGCAGCTCTTCTTTGATAAATACTTCTCCATAAAGTTGTCTAACAGGAGTTACGAACCCATTGTCATATTCAAGGATTGTCATGAGCTTTCTATCTTTTGCCATTCTTTTGTTCCTCTAACATGTTCTTTATGTAACATACTTGGTCATCTATCTTGTCTAGTTGGACATGAATATAAGTTTTAACCTCTTGTATGTCGTATAACATCTCTTCAAGTACTTCCATCTCGGCATAGAGCTCGATCAATATTTGGTCATAATCATTATTAGAAGACATATCTATAGGTTTCTCCATTCAACATATTCATCACCCATATGCTCCCATCGCCGCCGAGCTGGGGAGTAGTATCGTCTGCAACATTGCCTAAACCCGAACTGGTTACTAAATAAGAGTGTTTGACTAACAACGACTTAGAAGCACCAAGGTGTGCGTAAAAGAGCATCTTACCGTAGTTATTGAGCTCTTGGAGGCGATAATCGCGCCTGTTGGTCTCAATACGTTGTCTTTTTAGGTGTTTGTGGAGGTGAGTTACGTGCCTTTGCCTGTTTTCGAGGGCTTTACGCGATGCTTCAGTGCCTTCGACCTGGTATAGGTGTTGGATACGATGGATATTTAACATTATTTACATAGCTCCTCTAAGACCCTCTTTAAGGTAGTTATTTCGGCCACTAATTGGCCCATCTCGTAGCAGTTAAAATTAGACTGAGGTGCCGAATCAAATTTTGCTTTGGCCGTCTCTAACATATTCCGTACTTTACTCTCTACGGAGGATTCGTCTCTCATTAATAGTAACAAGTTGCGGATTTCGTTTCGAGCTATGGCCTTTACACCAGTCTTAATATCATATTGAGGGATAAGCTCTAGCGTATCAATAACTGCATATTGTTCTTCGTAGTTTTTTAAGATTTTTTCTATGTTCATTTACATAGCTCCTCTATCTGCTTAGTCCTACCCTCGTTCGAAGGCTCTACAACGCGAAGAGTGCACGCATCGAACCCAGCAATCTGGGCCCATTTGATGCCATATGCATCTGCTTCTCTCTCTTTTGACTCAACACGACCCCAAAGTGCGGTAATGTCATGGTGATTCAATATGATATGGGCATATTCATGAGCAATGACAGTAGCTATAAGGTCATCACTGAAGTATTGCATACCCTCAAACAAGTGAATATCGTGCGTTCCGTTCGAATATTCAGTGGCAAATGCGTTAAGGCCTACTCCTGGAGTCATATAAAAGCCAACTTCAGGGGCTGGATAGCCAAGGTCTGCGGTGATTGCAGCC